TCCGGGCTTATATAAACACCATCAGTTGCTACACCATTGTTAGAAGCCCACTGGCTAATCCTCCATGAGCGCGGGTTGTAATTCGTGCGCTGCGGTTCAATCCTCAATCCACGTTCGGCAAGGGTTTTAGGATTATATTCAAACGCAGGTGAGTTGATTGCTTCTCTAACCAGCATAGCAGAAGAATTGTAACGCCTGCCTAAACTTGCACGAGAAAAAGTTAATCCTGACGGCAAGAATCCATTCGTCAATGGCCAATAAATGATCGCCCGATTGTGCCGCCGGTTCATCAAGAGCAAATTGCCCATCCTTAGATGCTCCGCACTTGCAGCTTAATTGCGCGCGCCGCCGTTTGTGCGACCGGCGTCGTCTTATTGCCGGATCTGATTTTCATGAACTGCCAGGACGAGAAAAGAACGGGTTCTGGAAAGGAGCCGTTTACACCAGCCGCTACATAGGCCGTGATTTCGTTACCGGTGCTCAGATCGATGAGCGGCTGATACGTCCCATCTTCCGTCGCTGAGGTCAGAAACGTCAGCGTAGCCGCATCCCAACCTTCGGCTGCGGTCGGCATGGACACGCCAAACAAGCGCAGCCCACCGCAAGCGATAGCCGCAGATTGCGAAGCCCCGGCGGCAAAAACCACCTCAACCGTCTCGAGGGCGCTACTATATTGATCCCGTACGCTCATTCTCTCATCCTTTCATAGCCAATAAAAAAGCAGCCGATGGCCGCTGAATCGTGTTTGTTATTCTGTTGCTTCCTCAACCTCAGTGACGGGATCAACGAAAGCCGATCCGTCCCACGTTCCGCCGATGATCGCCGTGCCATCAGAGTAGACAAGCGTTGTCCCCTCTGGCGGCGCATAAGTCGAAATCCCATCCCACACGATCAGATTCTCAACGACACTGTCGCTGTTCACAATTGCGTATATTGCCATGATTACCACTCCACAATAATTATTCCGGGTAACCCAACTTCACCTGCATGGTTATGATTTCCCCCGCTGCCTCCAGCACCATATCCGGTTCCGTACCACCCATTTGTTCCGCCGGAGCCAAAGGCCCCGCTCCCGCCGACGCCACCATACCCGTTAGCGCCGGATTCACTGATAGGACTACTCCCGCGCTGGCCGCCAAAACCACCCCCCGCTCCCCCCAGATATGACAATTCTGGTTTCTGCCCAAACTCACCGCCTACACACGTTATATAAGCCCCAAACGAACTCGAACCGCCACTACCGCCGTTGGAGCCCCTTCCCCCCGCGACTCCCCCCGCGCCTACCGTAACAGTTATGGAATCCCCGATCGTAAGGCCTGATATTTGCTGTCTTATAACCGTTTGACCATAACCACCACCGCCACCGCCGGGGGATAGTACCGAATCCGAAGACACGGCGAGCCCACCACCGCCGCCGCCTCCACCGCCGCAAGCAGAGGCATAAATGGTTGTCACAGGAACAGTAATAGTTCCGCTTGATGTGAAGACTTGTTTGCCGCTTCCAAGATTATTAATCGTGCTTTGCAACGCCGCATCGGCCGCCGCGCGCGCGGACACTTCATCTGCTATTGACTGTGTTAGAACCGTATCAGCTGAAGCCCTAGCTGTGACTTCAGATGCAAGCTCATTGCTTGAAGCAACACCAGACGCGGAAAACAGAGCACATTTATACGCCCCCGTTCCCGTGCAAACAACTTCAAGCATATCGCCTGACGTTGTTTGAATATCTGCTCCGCCGGGCAGCGTAAGGCTCGTTCCATTCGAGATTGAAAGAGCACTTGTGAAAATCAGTTTTTTTGATTGGCCTGCCTTCATGCCATCGCCAAAACTGTTGATTGTTGTGGTTCCTGTGATCGTAATCACATTATGAAGAATACTCCCGATATTGACCGTGCTTGCGCTAGCCAATGAGGCGACACCACCACCAATAGGTGCGATTAAAAGATGGTTTACCGCATCGATCTTAAAAAGAGGTATATCGATCGCGCCATCATAAAAATAGTAGATATTATCCGCTTCATCTAGCCAGCGCGTGCCCGCTCTAGCCTTGTCCGGTCGTGATGATCCTGAAAAGCCAGTCAGAATAGCTTCAATGAGAGCATTCCAAACAGCCGGGAAATCAGCCGCATCATCATCAACCGTTTGTGTCTCTATCGTCTGCGTCATTTGTTAGTTCTCCTACGCGGCGTAGCCAATACCACGATAAATTGCGTCCATTGTGCGCTGCACTGGTGTGCCGGTATTGTCTAAGAATTGAATTGTGTATCCTTCATTCGTTGGCCCAGATAGATATTGGTGTGTATCCCCTGTTTGACCATTTTGGCAGGTTGGACCAATGGCCGGCGCTTCTCTAAACGCCGGATTAAACACAACAGCCAAGCCGACGGCAGGAACAACAAGGCCCACATCGCTTTCAACTCTGTCCGGCATATCGACCGTCGCTGTCACATCAGCAACGGCAGGTGTAACGTTTGAAACCGTGCTGCTCAAAATTAACCGGAACTGATAAGCACGAGCTGTATAATCGCCAACGATAAGATCGGTCCATGCCGACCATGTGGGGTCGTTGTTTGGATCATCTTGTGTCAGGCGCATTTGAACTTTAACAGCCCACGCGGAAGGATCTGCCTGTGACCACGTTCCGACTAAAGACCACCTCCCAAGCGAGGCCCACGTCCGGCCAATGGTCACACCATAAGCATCTATAACAGCCGAGAGACGCGATGTATAAACGGCACCAAGATCATACGTTTGCGCGAAGGTATAGATTCCATAGCTAGAACCAGAAGCAAGTTTGAGAATAGAACCGTCTGCCGCCGTTCCATCGTGTGTGCCTGACCAGCTAGGCCAATCACTAAGCGCCGCTACCGCATTAAGACCCGTGACGCCTGAAACTGTCGTTACAACAAGCGTCGCGTTTTTGCTTTCGCTCCCTGAAAGATCGACCGCCTTAATCAGATAGGTTCCGTCCATCACTGGAACCTGAATTGAAACGCCTGTAGCTTTTACGACAAGATCAATTGCGCTTCCCCAAGTCGCGCCGGACGTTAGTGTTGAGTGTTTAATTCTGTAGTGCGATAAATCGAGATCAGATACGTTATCCCAGCTCAGCGTACCGATTGAACCCAAAACTTGAAGGTTGAAGTTCATGACATCACTCGGCGCAGCAGCCACACCAAAAAGTGTGACCGTCTTGACAAACCAATAACTGACAAGGCCGTTAAAGCCTATGGCGCATATCCGAAAAACCCAATCACCGGATTCGCAATCTTTGATGTCCATCGAAGTGAGCGCCGTTGTGCCACAGGATTCCCAGTTACCATCAGCCCGGCGACGCTGAACTTCATAAGCTTCAATGATCTTGCTATACGCCGGCGGAGTCCATGTAAGCGTCGCTGCCGACCTTAGGGCCGCATTGTAACGGTAAACATATTCTTTTATTGTGAGTGCCGTTGGCGCATCAGGCTTTTGCGTTTTATAACTTGTGTAGGTCAACGTATCAAGTTGGATATCCTGCTCAACGCGCTCATATTTTGTTGGGTCATGAAACAATGCAGAAACAATATAATTATTTTCGCCGCTTTCTTTAATTGACAGCACGCGGAACTGGCGCGGCGCAAGATCGCTTACGGTTACACCCCAGATTGCTTGATCGACTGGCATTGTCGTTAACGCATCGTCAAATGAAAGAACCGTTGTGTTTCCTACACTATTTGTCAAAATGCGTTTAGCCATCGAACAATCAGGCATCACAATTTTAAGCGTATAGGTCTTTCCTTTCTCAATGATGATGGGATCATCAATCGTCACGCTGTTTGCGCTGGCCTCAACAATACGCCCGCCAAGCCGCAAACCTTGATAATCTGGATCATAAATTTCGATGATATCGCCGGGACGAAAATTAATATGATCAAGTGAGGCCTCATAATTGACAGTCTCTGTCGAATATTTTTCCGTATCAAGCAGCCACTTTCCAAGCCGATGCGCCTGCCCACGCGAGGTGCAGGCATATGCCGTGATTTCTGTTGTACGCCATCCAAACTTTGTAATTAGCTCTGGATCTTCAACAAGCTCAATGGCCTGACGGCACATATCATCAGGATCAAACCACGTCACATAGACCGCAGAATGCTGCGCCGAGTAAGCCGCCCCTTCATAAGTAAAGAGTCCATCTTTAACATTCGCAGCAGTAACAGGGCGCGCAGGGTCAGAAGGCATATCGGCAAAAAAGAAGATTTGACCGGAAGCCCAATAAGTCAGCCCGCGAAAAACAGACGCAATCGATTGAACGACCTTGTACGCATCCTCCATTGAGGTGATCTGATAATTGAAGGTAAAGCGCGGTTCCTTCCCGCCGAAACCATCATCAACAAGCTCGTCGCAGTATTGCGCGATTTCATAAAGCGTCCATTTATCGACCTGATCTTCATCGATATAACGCCCCAAACAATCAATCTGATCTGTAAGGACGTCATAAAGAACCCATGCTGGGTTATTCGTCCATGCCGATTTAAACGTACCGTCCCAAAGGCCTGTGTAGGCTCGCGCATCAGGGTCATAATTTGACGGCACCTTGATAATCCGCAATTTGCACTTATAGGCACGCGACGGTATTGATGACCCAAAATAGCGCGCATCAGCCGTTAGCCCTATATAGGCCGTGTTCGGATAAATGAACTTGCCGTCTGTGATCAGCGAAGTGGAAGCCCACCATGTATGGTTCTGCAAATTGCTTTGCGTGCTGTCTGCCGTAAGACGAACCAGCCGCAAATCCCAATCGCCGTCACCGCCGAGCGTGATGCGCTTTGAAAATTGATAGGTCGAAACGCATTTTCCTGTAATTGTTATGTCTGAAACAGTCTCCCACGTTTCCGTTCCTGTTTCCCGGCGCTGAAATCTAATCTTGACGCTGCTTCCATGTAAATCACCTGTTGAAGCGTTTTGATAAGTTAGGGCCGGAATCGTTACCGTAATACGCGCCGCATCAATCGGGCCCGAAACAGTACGAACCAATGGCGTTGAAACTTTAACTTCAACACTAACGGACACTGTTGTTGCCGTGTCCGTAAAGCCAGCCATATAATCCTGATCCGGCAGCCCAAGGCGCTGTGCCCAATCAATGCCAGCTTCATAAGGCAGGCTGTTGCCATCATCATCCGTGCGGCAGAAGTTATAGGTTCCATCGCTATTTTGCAGAGCCGTATCGTCGAAATAGATACCATTTGCATCACAGACAAGGCCTACAATTGGTCCAGCGCTGATCACATCGAGAACACGCGCAAGAGACGTCGATTGAAGCGTGTTCTGGTCTTCGCTTGCCACACGGCTGCTACTTCCAGACTTGCCAGAGCCAGAACCTATAATCTCAGTGATCTGCACCATGCTCAGATATTTTCCGTCTCAAGGTCACTGGAAACGACAACAGATCCACAGATAAACTCGCCATAGCCAAGTGGAATAGAAACCCCTTGCTCCGTTACATTCACGGGCCCACTGAAAAGATAACTGGCGTTCGTATCAACGGATGAAGAGGATGACGATTTTGTGCTGGAAAGCATTTGTGACACACCACCAAGCGCCAGCGCCGCGCCTAAACCAGCTACGGAAGCATAGGTGATATTGAACCCAGCAATCGTTGCAAAAGGCGTTGCCATACCCATGGTTGGCCCTAGAGCGCCAACGACAGCGGGCGAAGCCACAAACGCAATCGCTGCAATGGCCAGCCCAGTTAGAACCTTACCTCCACCGCTCTTGCTTCCGGCAACGACCGGGACAATATGGATCTCGTGCCATGGGGCGATGCCTATTCTGAGCATGTCGAGCGGTAAATCACGGCTCTTGGTACAACAGGGTGTTTTTTTGACGATACGAAAGTGTCCATCATTGAGACGTTTGCGAAAACCCTTGATCTGAAGGCAAAGGGCACGCACAGCTTCCCCCGGAGTCTTGACCGCAAGCGAATAGGGCCCGCCGAATTGATGCAGGTCTCCGTGAAGAATAATAAGAGCCATAGGCTACACCCTTACGTCTCTGTACCGGTGTAATGAAGCCAGTGCGTAATATATTTACGCCATTTTAAAAGACCTTCTCGGCGCGCATAACGATCGGCAAGATGATGCAAACCTTGGCCTCGATCTAAGATAATGCCGCCATGGTTGGGAACGCTTGCCAAAACACAACCGATAAATACATCACCTTCGGCGGCGCTTTTTTCATCAATAGACTCAAACCCAGCCTCAACAAAGCTGGCGCGGTAAAGATCGCCGCCATCGCTCCACCATTTTTCATCGCGGGCGAACTCTTTCAGCTTAATGCCGCGTACTTGCCAGAAATAGGCACGGATTAATGAATAGCAATCACTTATGCCGTGAATAAACTCACGACCGATAAGCCCTTCAACAAAGGAACCGCCGCGATAAAATCCTTCCAAAAGATAATCGCCCCAAAAGACAGGCTTAAAAGCCTCTGTTTTGTTGCACGGAATAATGCCAAAAATGCAATCCGTGTCGATCTGCGATTGCATATCTGCTTTTGATGGCACGCCTTTGCCGTCAGGATGCGAATGGATAACGGCGAAAAGAGCATCGCCAGCCGAGGCTACATCGTTGGCTGAAATTTTAAAGTCATTCTCAGGATCAGAAGCCATATTCTCGCACGCCACATAGGCGTCACCGATGACAAGCCCGCAGCTCTCATTAGGATAACAGGCAACAGCATGAGCCTTGGCGGCGGCAATAACGGAATCTGAGAAATCAGGTCTTGGGAAAGCCATGTTAGGATGTCCTCACCTTTGCAACGCCCGGAAACCCGCCGAATGGCAGAGGTTCGGACGGATAACGTAATTTACAGTCGCTCACACGCTTGCCGCAGCAATCTTTTGATGAAGCGCATGTTTTTCCAAGCCGCGTATAGAATGCCGTTCCAGCATAAGGGCAGGTCGCCGACTCATAATTGAAGGCTGTTCCATCCCATCTTCTGTAAATCCAAGAGCATACATTTCTCAAAATGGGTCGCCCTGGAACCTTGGCCCCCATATTGTCGGTTGCGGCCGCAAGTTCAATCACGACCTTATTTTTGTTTCTCGAAACCGGGCGTTCAACACGAAAGATATCTATTGGCCAGTCAGCCTCCACATCGGCGTTTTCTTGTCCGTCAAGGCAATCACGCCGTACACGCATGCGCGTGACTTGACAGCCCTTAATATCGTCATAGGCGACTAAGAGTGCACCTACTAGACCATCAGCATTTCCGATTGTGATCTGTGGCCTCGGCAAGGTTCCAGATGTCGTTAAGTCAACCTCATCAATCTGAATATCGGTACAAACATAAGTATTGCCTTGAAAGACGATTGGTTCATCGTCACCCTCTCTGCGCGGCGTCCAATATTGAATACCGCCACCAAGCGCCGTCACATCAAGCATATAGAGAAAAACAAACTCAGGTGCATCCAGCTGTTGAATGCCGGAGGTTAAAAGTTCGTTTGTCATCTTAGACCTTCTCGGTCAAGGTAAGCGAGACATTGGCAATGGTGCTGCTTTTTTCCCACGTTTTTATGGGGTTTTTGCAAATAAACTTTCGCTGAATCTCTCCAGGCGGAGTGTAATGGAAGCGCTTAGCCCCCTTATGTGCGACTATAAAATCCATGATTGCGTCGGCTTCATTATTCGGAATGTTGTTCCATACCAGATCGTATTGCCACAAAACGCTGTTGATCCCGTCCGGTTCGTTTTGCTCATACCCATCGCCGAAACCTGCCGATCTTGTCTTAAAAATAGGCGTCTTCTTAAGTGGAAGCCCCGGGTTGCGCGCTGGCTGAAAAGTTAGGATCGCCATTCTTTATGCCTCACCGGTAAAGCACGCCGCCCGCGCGTTGTTGTTCTTGCAAAAGGGCAATAAGCTGTGCCTTGGCCGCCGTGGCAAATGCCGCTCCGGACTGCGCCGCTACCTTTGGATCACTAGCAGCCGTACCATCGACTTTGACGTTAAACTCGAACTTAGGATTAACGCCGGCACCAATTTTTGTTCCGCGCGGAAGAACCGTTTCTCCAGTTTGCAAAATAGCAGGGCGTTCATCAGATTTGAGTCCAAGATTTAAAATGCCGCTGTGATAACGCGGAGCTCCGGCAAAAGCTAAAGGCGAAATACTGCGCATGGCAGAGGATCCGCCAACTTCTCCGCCACTATGAAATACAGATGCCATGAGGCTGCTTAAAGATAAGCTCTTCGTGCTTTGCAGTGCGCTTTCGACAACAGGCTGGATCAACGGCCTAATCACGGCATTCGCCGCGATTTCCTTAATGATATTCAGCGAAAAGTCCCTGAAGCTCTCCCATGCCGTTTTCGATCCGTCTAAAGCGTCAACAAAAGCGTCAGATATTTTGTCCGTTGTATGTTGGACTGCCTGCTCATATTCGCGCTTCTGCCTGTCTTGCTCTTTTTTAACTTCGGCATTGGCCTCTTTCTTATCGTAAAGAGCGGCAGACTCAGCCTCCAAAGCATCGCGCTGCGTCTTTGTCAGGTCGATTTCTGCCTGTCGCGCGGTGTTTTCAGCCTTGATCAGCTCATTGTGGATAGCGCGGTCACGGTCGCTCATATCCATCCCGTCATTCTCATCATGAAGGGCCTTAATCTGATTTTCGATGCTTTCCGTTGCCCTATCTCGTGTCTCTGCAATGCGCTTGTTTTCGGCCTCAGTACGCTTTTGGGCCTCTTCTTCCTCACGTAGGCGCTCTAAGAATGACTTAGAGCTATAATCCTGTCCTTGCGTAGCAGATTTTTTTGGTTGTTCGAGCTTGCTTGGAACGGTCAATTGAGTTGAAGGCTGAGCCGCGAGTGGGGCTGTACTGCTTTGTGAATTGTTGTTCGAATAAAGAGAAACCAGAGACGACATCGCACCGGCTTTGTCTTGAGACAAAAAATTCCGTGCCAAAGAAAAATAATTCAGGGCTGTTTGAGCATATTCAAGGACGCGTGCGGCCGCATTAACAACATCTTCACCAAGTTTCGATTCTGAGAATGATTTTTTCAGATTATCCCATGAATTACCAAGTTTATCTGTGGACTCCTGAATAGGAGTCAGACCATCTTTTTGCAATCCGTGTAGGTTTTCTTTCAAGGTATTAATAATAATGCCTTGGGCTTCATAAGCATGCCCAGCCTTTTCAGCCGCTGCAATTTGCTTATATTGCTCATAACTTAAAAGGCCAAAATTATCATGGAGCTGATTGGCCATGTCTGTCGGGCGCTTCATGCCGTTAGCAAGCTCTGCCAAGGCTTCCGGCACGTCCTTGCCCGTTGCAGAAGCATAATCGCCAGCCACATCGATCAAGTTTTGGTACATATCGACGCCAACTTGACGCGTTTTAAGTAGTGTCTGCAGGCCCTGCTCAGCATCGCCACGGTCTGTGCCCGGTATATTCGAAATCTGAGTTACGTATTGATCAAGCTCAGCACGCGAAAGCGCCGCCGTGCGACCTGTAGCGGCCAAAACCGTTTCCATCGAAAGGAATCCGCGCTCAACCTTCTCGGATGAAACAGCAAGGACCCCTAACCCGCCAACCAAACCCGCAATACCAGCGATAGCTAAAGTTGTCGGATTAAGCAAAGATTTGAGAGTCCCGCTCAGGCCGCCAAACGCTTGCGTCACCTGACCACCTTGCTGCATCAAGATTGTCATAGGTGAAATGCCGGAAGACAGCGATGCTACAACATCGTTAAACGTATATTGTAGCGTCAAAAGCTGCATGCGGTTTAATTGTGTTGACTGTTTTGATAAGCCCATCATTTTTATTTGACTGGCAAAAGCCGCTTTTGTCCGCGTAATAGCGGCGGCTTCCTCGTCTTGCGAAATCGCGCCAAGCGCATTGGCCTTCCGAATATCGGCAAGTGCCTGTTTATATCTCATCTGCTCTGCATAAAGCGGAACATAGCGGGCTTTCAGCTGATTAAGCCCCTGACCATATGCCTCGATATCTGCCGCACGGCCATCAGACGTACCTCGCCCGATCACCCCAGTAGTCACATTCACACGTTCTTGAATGCTCGAGCGGTTAGCTGTTAAAATGCCACTAGCTTGCGCACGGTCATTAGCCAACGAGATAAGTCGATTGCGCTCTTTAAGAGCCTCGTTCCCACTTAGGATTTCTTTCGTGTAAGGGTCAGTAATGCGCCCTTTTCCAAAGGCATTATTTATCTTGTTGATGCTATCGAGGAATTGAGACGCAGCCCGCGAGCTTTCATCAAGTCTGTCGCGCATATTCTCAAAGCTTTTTGTGCCCGCAGCAGGTTTTTTCGAGGCCTGCTCGAGTTTCTGAAAAACCTTCTCACCCTCTACGCCAAGCTCTTTAAGCCCCTGCTTGATCTTATCAAGATCGTTGAATCCTAGCTGAATGGCAATGCTTTTGTTCATATCATTCCCTCAGCAAGCGATTATAAAAATTGCTTTCCGCTGCCTTAATTGCCCCTTCGATATCCAGCTTTTTTTTAAGCTGAACGGAAGGCACAAGGTAAAACATCACAACGTTCTCAACGTCGCGGCCCTTTTTGACTCGTCGTTTTGTATTTTTGCGCCACCCCTTGCCGTTTAAGGAAGCAATCAGCTTTGGCATGACAAGAACGCCGCCTGGCCGTCCATCCTTGTGCGCAATAAACTCAAGATCACAATTAAATTGGGCTTCAGCCTGAACCGGTGCCATTGGAAGCTTAGACGAGAAATTTCGTGGCACGTTCTTAGTCGGTATGGCCAAATATCGCGCACCGTTTTTGGTTTTAATTATCCCGCCCTTGTTATAAGCGTCATGTATCTTTACAGCATTAGAATAGATAAACGCCATTGGATGGATTGTTTCGACCCGCTCAGGATAAAATCTAACGCGCCATGCTTTTTCCAGCCTCTTACCAAGACCAGCTGCGCGGACTTGCGCGCGGAGCAGATCAAGAAGGAACGTTCCCGCGCCACGGACAGCTTGTTTGTTTTGTTCGGCAAGCTCATCAAACGAGATATCCAAAAGACTTTTGACGCTTCCAAATATCTTGAGTGGGATCATGCCTACTCGCCCTCCAACATACCTAAGATTTTTTTGTTCAGGGCCGTCGTCACGCCAAGCTCACACGGGGCAAGAAGTTCAGCCATGGCCATAAGGTCATAACCAAGTGCTTCGGCCATATGCAAAGCCGGTTCCATGTCTATCCCAACAACAAACCCCTTAGACGTTCTCAACTGGTTCCCGCATCGTAAAATGAGGTCCCAAGCCTGCCATCCCTCAACGGTCTGTGGTTCATTGGAACAATAAGGGCACCTCTCGCCCTCCTCATTGGCAAGGCCGCGTGCGCATGGCAGGTCTTGATCGGCGCACGCGCCGCAGTATTTAGGCCCGTCTCCGAAATGCCATTCGACACGAGCCGTTAGGCGTTTTTTTCCTGATCCAAAAGCTCAATCTTCCGATAATACTGAATATCGAAAGCATCATAGACATAATGAAGATTCATCAACGCCTCAATGTGTTCTGGCGTAACGGGAAGTTCTTGGCCTTCGGAATCACCAACGCCTTCCCATGCTATAATGGCTTCTTGCGCGATCTTTTTAATGAAAAGCTCTGCAAAAATGACGTTTGAGCCATTTTGATCTTCAGCGGTTTTTTCAGATTCACATTTTTCAACAGCCTTCGCTGCTTCAACGCGTGCCGCCATAACCAGCGGCGTAGTCAGTGGGCGGACCTGAATGCGAACGCCCTTTAATAGATCAAGCCAATAGGGTTCTTTTTTAAGGCCAAGACGAAGCATGTGTTATCCTCTCTTTTACTTTGTGAATGGATTAGGCGTAGCTCGCGACGTCGTTTGTCAAAACGACGCTGAGCATAGTGCCTGAAGTTGGCTTGGCCGCTTGCCAGCTGAAGCTGGCAGAGATACCGCCTGGGCCAGATACGGGAAGTTTCGGCTTTGGCAAATAAACGGCAGGTAGAGCAAAAATCAACGATTGCTCATCATCAATTTTATAGCCAAATGATAAAGAAACGGCATCGCCGTTCGTTGCGTCATCGAGAAGCGTTGTATCGGCAAACCGCATGTCGATCGAACCAGTCAAAGAAGCAATCGTAGGGTCTGCGCCATCGATCTTGCCATCATCACGGATTGTTTCGATCTTTTCGGCATTGTTCGAATAGGTCAACTCAGCGCTTGTGATATTGCCAAGAAGGGCCCCATCCTTTTTAACAAAGCCCTGAAACTGGTTGAACCGCTTTAAAACAGCTTCGCTCGGCGTGCCGCCGAGACTTGCCGCAGATCGTTCCTCCCCTTGCGCAATTGCGGCCAATGTGGCCGAGGCGGAACCTGAACGCTCAAACTTCAAGTTCATCGAATTGATCACAACGCCTGCCGTCATGAAATAAGCAGGAATCTTTGGCATACCAAGCTCAAGCGAAAGGCTAGGCAAGGAAGAAGCGCCAGACGAAAAGGAATGCGTATAATGCGTATCCCCAATCGTCACCGGCGCACCCAAAAGCGCCTTAAGCCAATACCCAAAGTTCCGCAGATCAACGGGAACGACAATATCTCCCTCAACTTTGATGACATCGCGCGAAGGGGCCGCTGGATCACGGCCCTGACCTAGAATATCGGATTCAACAAGCGCCTGCTCTGAACCGAGGCTATCTGAGACAAAGGGAAGCTTCATAAAGCTGTCGTTTGGCGTTGTGCCGTAAATATCCTCAAATGAGCCAAGAAGCTGCACCCCCGAACCATATTGGCGAGCCATGATATCCTCCATTTTGTGTGTTGATTAACCGAGTTGGCTTTTTGTTTCATATGCCATAATGATTGGTACAATTGCGCCCTTAATGCCGCTGGCCCCCTCAAGAGCGATCATTTCAGTGTCCGGAGCCCCCGGCTCTGCATAATCACAAAGACCACCCAAAGTCGGGTCAGAAGCTAAGACTGACGCTATATCTTGAAGCAGCGCGTCAAAGGCGACGTCACGCGATGCAGGGTCAGCGATTTGAACCGCGACATCCAAAGGCGTAGAATGTGTCCAATAATAACGTAGCGGCGACATCGTTATTTCAGGCTCTCCCGGCGTGCCATCACGCAGAATAATCAATCCACCATCAGGAATGCGGGCAGGAAAATCATCATTTTTGAGAACGGTCGGACCAGATAATGTTTGAAGCCGTCCGAAAAGGGCAGTCAAGATTGCTTCGCGCGTTGAAAGCATGACCTTACCCCCCGTCGTGAACATTTAACGACCAAACAAGTCCGTCAGCCTTGCGTTGCGGATCGGCCTGTATCGTGTACAAAACCTCGTTAATCGAAATGCCATCGCCGATCTTCGGATCAGAAACGTCAGAAGATCGAATTTCAAAAACAGTTGACGATGAAAGGCTTTTACTCTCGCCAAAGGAGCCAAATTTATCTTCCTGCACGCGAAGTACACGCAATGGCGTTAAAACACCGTCGCTCTTTCTTTTGTAAACGGCGTTCTCGGCAAGATCGCGATTAGCGAACAACCGGTCAATCATGCTCGAGAACGCCGCCGCCATCGCCCGTCCCCTTAGAACGAGCCATTCAGGCGGATTGTCGCCTGCGTTTCAGAAGCAGCCTTCGCTACAGCAAAAACACCGATCTTGGTGTTGCTTGTCGCTGTTGTAGTCACCCGTTTATTTGTGGCATCCCAATAAGCCAATGTACCCTGCGTGGCCGTATCGGTGTTCAAAGAGGTGAGGTCAAAAACGCCTGTGGTTTTGCCTTCAACCGCCGCGCCTGCGAGTGCATCATTTGCCGCAACGCAAAACAAAGCATTCAAAAGAATGCCATCACCGGAAGAGACGTTATAAGGAGCTGTGATTGAAAGCGTATTGCCTTCTTGGATAAAGTTTTTCATGGTTTCCTCGTATGTTTTGGGTTTAGAAGGGCCTTCCTTGTTTCCAGCCTGCTTCTATCTCAAAGAAAAAGGGGGAAGCCTAAAGCCCTTCCCCCTTAAGCACCTTAACCGGCAGCACCAGCGTTGAAGTAACCGGGGCGGAAATCCACGCCGCCGACAGCGAAGTCTTCGGCGACCTTGAACTCGATACCATCCGTATCGAAACCATTGCGAGTTTCGACGCGCGGACCTTCCTGACCTTCAAGCCAACCGTGGACAAAGGCTTCAGCATCGCCCGGATCGGTTAGCATGTACCATCCGTAATCAGAGATAGATGCATCGACAATTGCCTCAAGCGAACGCGCATAAGGATTGACCTCACCCGTTTCAACGGCGACTGTCGGCGTGCAAATACGAAGCGCCTGAAGTTCGCGCTTGGGCCCAACAACGATATATTTAGCCTCAAGGTTCAAATCGATGCCCTTCGATTTTTTATCCTTGGGGTCTGCAAGGCCTTTTTGCTGGCGAATAGCCGACCGGCCTAAAGCAACATGTTCCACATCGATAGCAGACGCCGTTTCAGCGACGTTCCCATGCTTATCGTCAAACATGGTGACACCATCAGAAAGCTCTGGCCCCATGCCACTATTTGACGTCAACAGCTTATAAAATAGGCTGTTTTCAAATGACGCACAACGGCGACCAATCTTACTCGTCATATCAGCAAAAGCACCAAGATCATCATTGATAAGCGATTGGCGCGAAAGACCGATCACACGACCATAGGTGGCAAGCGCAATCGATTCCTTACCATCTTGCAAACGGCCATATTTGAACTCGCCGCTTTCGCCAACTTCCAAAAGATCAGGAAAATCACCGAGACGAACAAAATTATGAGGCTTGAAGTCAGTAAAATTGCGCTTGCGCGACAACTTCGTATAGCTTTGAGGCTTCATGGTGTATTCGGAGAGAAGGATTTTATTTGCCGCATTCAAAAGAACACCGGCAAAATCGCTCGTGCCATGCATACCAGCAGCCCGGAATGACATCGCTTTGCCGATCAATTCAGCCTTGTTGCGCGTATCTAGGCGAAAGCCGTTTGCGCGCAACAGGTCAGAAACCAAATCAGAAACGCTATGCCCCATAAACTGACGCGCATGATCGGATGGCTTCGCGTGGTTTGAATACCGCGCTGCAATAGCTTCAGCCATGGCTTGACCGATCACAGACGGATCATCGCCAGAGGCCCGCTCTGAGCCCTTAATAGTCGGCGGGGCCACAATACGCTGCGCTTCGGCTGCACGCGCATGAAGATCAATCATACGGGTCCGCGCATCGTCGGACGAAATGCCTTTTTCGATCATCTCATCGACAACAGCTTCTTCCACAGACAGCGCACGCGCGGCCTGACGAATCTGTTTTTGACGTTCGCGCTCTGCCGCAGTAGCTTCGCTAGCAATTGCACGCTGGTCGATCGCAGGCGCTTGGATTTCGGCGGGGCTGCCGCCAGTATTTTCTTTAGGCATTAAGCTCTCCTCAGTTTGGGCGACGGCCCTGGTTAATAAAGTATCAGCGCAGATTTCCTCAAAGCCATCTTCCGCGCTGCGCGTACTCGCGGATGGATCTGCTGGAACAGGAACAAGGGAATTTTCAAACGGTTGCCACCTTACAGCCGTATAAATTGGAATCTCTCCTGACCTCTCCATAATTTCGTATTGAGAAACTACATAGCCAACGCTAACATTCTGAATAATACCGTCTGAAACATCCTGAAAAAGATCTTCAACTGTTGAGCGTTTTGAAAATCTAACGAGTGAGAAACCACTTTTTTCTTGTACCCAAGCCTTATCGATAACACCAACTTGTGCATCCAGATTTCTTGATTGGTGTGTGACAAGTAGCGGCGCTTTTCCACTTGACAAACGGGATAAATCAACTGCAGAAGGCTCCATGCTTAAAACCTCGAGGAACCATCTTTCTAGTTCATAATCATATCGCTCAACCGGAACTTCGCTTCCCCAACACAAGACAACTGTTCTGGAATCCTTATCAACTGACGCTGGTTTGAAACTTGCCTCTCTATGAAAGACCATGTCCTTTGGATTAACTTGCTTATTTTTCGGCATCGGCAGCACCTTCCTCTTTCGATTTATCTTGGTTTTTACCGCTGGCTTGAACGCGGCGCGGATCGCAATCGAGGATCAAGCCTTTTTCATCAAACCTCTGATTTGTATCCTCACATTCATCCAAAATATCATCGGGGTCATAACCTGTTTCGGAGACAACTTGGCGCCATGTTTTAAAGCCGCTACGCACTTGTGCTTTCGCTGCTTCCGCATCTTTGACGGGATCAACAAAGGGCCGCGTGGGTGGAGTCCAGACAATGTTTAAAGTTGGATCGATGCTTTTGCCGAGGCCCGCCGTGCGATAACGAGCAAAGCGCTGCCACGCCTTGCGACACATCATCGGTACCATCATGTTGTATTGCCAATGATCCAGAAAATCCCAGAAATCCAACATCGCAGCTCGCGCCGAACTGTAATTTGTCGCACTGACATCACTGCTCATCATGAAGTAAGGAAGACCCAGACCAGCTGAGATCGCGTGAAGCTGTTGCGTCAAATATTCCGTTGCGCCGGTCGTTCCAGACGGATTATTGAACTTAACGTCCTCACCCGGCGCACCACGCAGAAGAATACCGGGTGACATTGTTTCAATAACGCGACCAGATTCATCACGTTTAAGCCCTTCTTGTGTTTGGCTTGCAGCACCCGTTTGGCGCGTGATGAAACCGACATGACAGGCTTCTATTTTCTTGCGGACAAGTTCAGCTTCCTCATAATCACCAATATCATGAAGCTTAAGCGCGACAGGCGCAAACCACGTCATGCCTCGCACTTGGCCGGGGCGAAGCATATTGAAGACCGGATCAACCCACTCCGCTGAAATGCGCCTGCTTTGCAACGATCCACGACGCGATATAAAATATTCGCCAGGATGATCATCAAAGAGCCAATAGGCAACCCGGCGCAAATAGCGATCAAACTCAACCCCAGCGACAATCACGCCGCCATTGTCCAAAATGGCGTTTTTAGTGTCGTCTAAATAGTCAGGCTCTAAAATGCGCATTTGTAGAGGAATGCGCAGACCAAATGACGTCGGACGCGGCTCATAAAGAACCAAAGCCTCGCCGCTTTCCGGAACAGTCCGGGCGACAAGTGACTGAAGACCACTAAAATCCGTTAGACCATCGGCTGTGCAATTTTCAGAGAACGAAGCCCAATCCGACATAATATCGTGACGCGTTTGGTCTGGAATCTTCTTGCCGCCAGCCATACGCTCGATTCGTGGATTAATGCCGGTGCCTACAATCTTAGCTTGAAGCTTATTGAGCGCACTGGTTGCATAAGGGTTGTTACGCACAAGATCGCGGGCCCGTGAACGTGAAAGCGATAGCGCGCCGGCGATCTCTGCTGTCGCTGACGTTCCAGCTGCGCGCCAGCCTTGCGTACTCCGTCCGCGCCGTGCGATGTCATAAGATCGCGTCGAAGAACGTTCAATATACCTTTGGTTAAGTTCACGATAACAAAGCCGCTCATGGCCGATTTTAGGCGCAATCGCGCAGATTACGCGATCAAGAAAACCAACATCATTCAAGGAGCTCTGCACCATTTTATTCACGCGAAAAAGCGGCAAATGTTCTTAAAACCGGTGCCTTACCAGACATAGGTGCAAGCTCTGCTTCAATCATATTTTTGGATTTGCGTAAATCATCCATAGAACGATAAGTAATACGCTTGCCTTCGATTTCGACTGAAAGCGTACCATCAGCAATGGCCCGATCAATAGCCTCAAGATCATTTTGCGTAAAAGCCATTCTGCTCTATCCCCCCAACCAATTGTCACCACGACCGCGCAGCCAATTTTCACGGCGCGGTTGTAAAAAAGCCTCTTGTTCTGTTTCTTCTATTGGATCGTCTTGAGCGTTTGGCGCGATCCTTAGCTCTGCTTGCGGCCCGGTATCGTCTTCAACCTTGATTGTGGATGCACCGGCCCATGAAAAAAGCGTTGATTCTTTTGGCCCACCGCAACGCATGGACTCAAGTCTCAAAAGCTCAGCTTCCGTTAAAGGATCAAGCTCGCGATGCGCCAACGCCCGCGCATAAACTGCGATATCTAGGGCTTCGTTTGCCTGACCGCTAATCTTGCGCCACGAACGAACGACGTAGCCGTCGCGCTTGTCAGTTTCAGCCAGATACTCAGCCGTCAACTGCTTGAAGTATTCCATATCGCAGGCATCAGGATAATGAGCTGTTCCGATAGGATAAAGCCCATCAGAATTAGGCCCCGCGATTGTCTTCCTTAAGCTGGCGTAAAGCTCTGTCTTCATCGGCCACGTGCCGACAGGGTAAAGCATCACGACGCCGATGCTTCGTCCCTCAATATTAATATCCCTCTTGCGCGGCGTTCCAATCGGCGGATGAAGCGCGTTGCGCGAACCGCCGCGACCATCAAGCGCATAAACGCGTTCCGTATGGGCTTGCCGCCGAATAAAGCGATAGACCCAGTTACTTGCAAATCCCGTGTCAACACCGAAAGCGTCAATGCCTCGCGGGTTTCCCCAAGGGTCTTGATATTTTCTGTCTATGACCTCGGAAAGCTTCTTCCAGACAAATTCTTCATGCGGATCGCCTTCCAAGACCCCCTTGTCGATCAAGTGCGATGAAAAGAACTTGTCCCACGCATAAATGCCATATTCTAAACGATTACCTTGAACGTCAGCCGCACCGGTAATGAGAATTGCGCCCGGCGGGACGCGGCTCAGTCTGTAAGGTTCAACGCGCTCGAGAAGCTTGTCAGCGTCAGGGGCCTCGCCTTTGACCTCATAGGCGAGGCCAAGAACCTGTTGATGAAATGCCTTTTCCTGCTCTGGTTTGCCAAGCGCGTTTTTGTATTCTGCAACGGTAAAATTCCAAGGCACAAAGGGACTATAAAGCTGGTTGATATGAAAGCTTGGGTTCCTCCCCTCGCCTTTTGCTTCTGCAATCCAACGGCCCTTTGCAATCATTTCTCTCTTCTGACGAGGCTCAATCAAAGCGCCGCAATGGCAACATACATAATGCGCGTCATAAGGAGGTTCATCATTAAAGTGAAGCCGTTCCCAAACAAGGGTCTGCTCATGACCACAATGTGGGCAAGGAACGTAATAATGTCGCTGATCACCTGCCATGAATTTTGCAGTGATCCTGCAGCTTCCTTTGATGGCCGGTGTCGAAACATTGAAGATCTTTCGACCGCGACCAATAAAGGCCGTTGTTCGTTTATCAACCTGCGTATCTGGGTCGCCACGATCATCAAGCGTCGCAGGCCATTCTGATAGCTCATCTTTGATCAGATATTTAAGCGAAACTGATTGCAAGGCGGACGATGAAGAGCTTGTAGAAAGGAAACAAAGACCTCCCGGAAACTTCTTGATAAGTGTCGTTGAGCCTTTCTCATCCCTCGACTTTTGCTCAGCAACGCGCTGCCTTAAAATCGGCGATGCGTTGATCGTTGGATCAAGTTTTTGTGTGTTGTATTTTTTAAGAAGGTCAATGCTAGGCAAATAGATTCCCATCGGACCAGGGAAAAGATGCGCAATAGCTCCAAAGAAGTTAATGCCGCATTCCGTTCCGGCGACCTGCGCTGATTTACAGAAAGTAACTTCCTCGCACGGATGGTGCGGCGAAAGGCAATCCATAATCTCGCTAAGGAATGGGACAACATCATTCGACCAAGGGCCAGACCGAGCACTGGCTTCGCTCGGAACAATCCGATAACGCGCAGCCCATTCGGAGATGGACATATCTGGATCTGGCAATAAACTCTTTGCAAAGACCAAACTGTATAGTTTGCCACCATCAGCAAACCCCGTTCGTGCTTCACCATTCACCATCGTCTGTTGTTTCTTCCTCCACGGTACCGCGCGAAGCTAACAAGCCTGTCTCAATATCTGCATGAACTTCCGTGAAAGCCTTGATGAAAGCTTGACGCATAATCAGCTCACCTTCGCGCTCATTCGAAAGCCCGAGCTTAATGACAAGATCTGGAATCATGTTCATAAACTTGTCCCGGACCGACCGTGCATTAGCTTCGGCGGCGCGTGATACATCATCGCTCAACACAAGCTCGCCCTTCAGGCGCGCAAGTTCGATCTCCAGTTTTTGGCTTCTAAAAGATTCGCTCCTAGCCCGCTCGACAGAAAAACTTGGGTTTCCATCTTCAGCGCCGGGAAGTGATGGCGCATTATCTTGATCATCTGGTCCGGTTATAATGCGCTGAGGATCAAGGTTGCGGGCCAACTGCTCATCAGCAAGTACAATGTTGATCCGCCCATCAGGCAGAATCGCAGGAGCTGTTATTTTTCCACTTTTCAGATATTTCGAAATGTTCGCCTGCGAGCATTCACGATGCCGAGCATATTCTGTTTTTGAAACGATATTTTGATTTTCATCTGAAACCTGAGCTTTGTTTTCACTCAATTCCAGCTGCATCAAAACCTCCTTAACCCCTTAACCCACTTAACCCTTCACACTTAACCACCCACTAAAAATTAGGAAGGCTCAGTGGCACCGTATGTCTTCTAACCTAGGAAGGACCCGCTGAAAATATAGACAGTCAAAGGAAAAGCCGCTTAGGGAACTGTCCCTAGCGGCTTTCTGGCCCACCTTTGGTGAGTGTGGCAATCTTTAGTCTAAAATCCGGGTGGTTACAAGCACTTTTATTTATCCAATTTTCCAATGCCTTGCGAGTGCGTCAAGTGAGCGATGAAGCTTGTGCGATTCTTCTTTGAAGATTCGTTCATCGAATCCACACACGCGACGCAGGATGCTTCTGTCTAGTGGGCATACAACGCTATAGGCATCATCGACAACGTGCTTTGCCCTATCGCGCCGTTCTGCATCAGTCATAGCACAACCACGCCCATCGATCATAAGGGCCTGCGTGCTATCCTTTCCGCGCACGCCCTCCGCGTAGATCATGAATGCTGATCGGAACTTAATCCCGGCTTCATATTCAGGCTTATCGATCCAGCTCATGCGCAGGCATCTATCAAGCTGGCACTCCACACGTGCCTTGTGATGCACGACCATAACGCGGCTGTTAGGTGTTTCGGGCTCATATTCCCGCACCACGCCACCATTCTTCTTTTGCCGCTCAGGGGTGGCAAGAATAGAATAGTTCTTCTTGACGATGAAAGACGGGCTAGTGCAGCGCTTGCTCATAGATTTCCTTTCGTGATTGAAATACCGAGTTCGTCACGCACAAGCGCAAGAACATCCAATGGTCCAATAAAGCTCGGCCCGTCAGGCGTGTCACCGTACCGCTCGCCATTCCAAAAGCCTGTTTTGTAAAAGCTTCTGATCCGTTTTTCCCACGGCACTGCTTGCCCTGCCCCTTCTTCATTTTTATATTTTAAGAAGTCCCCCTTGGGGGATTTAGGGGGTATGGAAGAGGTAGAGGAATAGGTAGAGGGGTTAAGGGGTGGGTTAAGGGGTGGGTTAACCCCCTGCAATTTTCTCTTTGAGTTGCCTATAGTTGGATTGCCACCTTTTTTACCATTTTTTTGCGCTATTGCTAAAACCCGTTCATCACGCACCATGCGACGGGAGTAGATGCGACCTTTCGCATCGCGAGAAAATACGCCGTTCGTTTCCAGCTCGTTCAGCAAGGGCGACAACTCTGCGGCTGGATGACCTGTCAATTGTGAGAGATCATCGAGGTTCAAAGGACGCCCGTTGACAGAAAGGTGGCCGAAGGGTTCGCACTTTGCAGCGATAGCCATAAGGTCCATCCAAAAGCCCTTTGCCGCATAGCAGCAAAGGCGCAGACATGGGTCATTTGCCCAGTCATTCCAGTAAAAGATTGATCGAGGATTATTTGGGTTATTAAGCTTTGCCATTTACGCCGCCCTCATCCTCATAAAAAAAGCAACGCCAAGCCTCATATCTGAGCGGTATTGTGCCCGTTTCTCCTTGGCGGTTCTTTGCCACTATAATTTCGCCGCGCCCACGTGAGCGCAACAGATCGCCCTCCCATTGCGCATAACGGTCGTTGAAGACTTCTTCCTTCTCGCCCGGTTTTTGCATCGGCTCCGACCGCAAAAGATAGTATTCATGGCGATAAACGAACATCACGACGTCAGAGTCCTGCTCGATAGCGCCACTGTCGCGAAGGTCGGCCAGCGTTGGCCTTTTGTCGTCTCGCGTCTCGACTGATCTGTTGATTTGTGACAAGAGCAAAATCGGAATATTCAGCTCTTTAGCTAGGTCCTTAAGGCCCTTTGTTATTTCCTCGATCTGATAATTTCGGTTAATTTTCGCGTCAGTTGCGGCCATAAGACCGAGATAATCGATCACAAGAAAATCAAGCCCAAAACGCCTTTTCTGACGAATAGCCCGCCCTCGAATTTGTGAGATATTGAGCCGCGAACGATCATCGATATAAAGCGGCAAGCTCAATATTTCTTTTTTTGCCTCAAGGATGCGCGAAAAATCATCTGCCTCAAGTCGCCCCATTTGCTTTTGCGACGAGAAGCCCGTTATGCGGGCAATCAGGCGCTGCATGATCTGTGTTCGATCCATTTCAAGAGAGTTAAACATGACCTTAGCGCCCGTCATGGCGACATTAACGGCTATGGTTACTGCGCCAGCCGTCTTACCCATAGAGGGGCGTCCAGCCAACGTATAAAGAAAGCCTTTTTGAAAACCAGACAGACATTCGTCCAAACGCTTGATGCCACCGCTCAATCCTGAAATACCGCCGCCGAGTTTATGGGCCGCGTCAATCCGATCCATCGTCTCGGCAAAGGCTCCTTCCATGTCGGCCACGCTATCTTTCGTGCGACGCTCTGCAATCTGAAAAAGAGCATTCTCAGCCTTAACCACAAGATCGTCTGCACTAGACGGTGGCGCTTCCATGTCGCAGGCTATAAGACGAACTTCGCTTGAGAAGGCAATAAGTTTACGACGAACGGAAAGCTCTTGAATGTGACGTGCATAGTCTGCCGCATTAATAGTTGATATTGTACCAGCCACAAGCCCAACGAGATATTGCGTGGCACCACCGGCAACATTAAGCGTCGCGTCCATTTCAAAAATAGCGCGTAACGTTTGCGGATCGGCAACACGGCCCGCATCAATCGTTTTTGATATGGCGCTATAAATCCGACCATGAAAAGGGTCATAAAAATCATCCGACGTGACAATCTCAAAAACGCTGTAATAAGTTCTATTATTTGAAAGCAGAATTCCTAATAGGCTCTGCTCAATTTCAAGATTATTTGGCGGCACAGAGCCAACATCAGCGCCTGATTTGACAATTGAGAGTGCTGGAAGTGTCATGACTTATGAACCGTTCTGATGATTGCGCTTTTAAAATCTGAAAAAACTTCTGAAAGAACTAGGTAAATGATCTGGCCGACAACAATCATAGAAATGAATGGGAAAAGAACGATAAGCACCCCCATTGAAAGCAAGCCAAGACAAAAAAGTAAAATGATGTAGATTACCATCATCACAACGCCAACCTTTCAATCCGAACACTGTGCCCACGTGCGGCATGCGTGGCCGCTGCGCATGAGAGAATCTCATCGCTTGCGTCACTCTTTCTTCCTCGCGTCAGAAGAATGAGTTTATCGACAGCCTTTGGCACCGGAGCGCTGATATTTTCAATCCTGATAGATGAATAAATAGGAACAGCTGGGGCACGGCGCTTAAATTGCAACGCCGTTTCAATACAATCCGTCAAAACAAGATTGCCACGCACGATCACATCAAATTGCGCGTGAGCGCCAATATAATGGCCGATCACAATACGCGGCTTTTTCAACGGCGCGATTCCCTTCCCGTCCTTTTTCAAAAAAGTGCAGTGAACCGCCGTGATAAAACCACCGCGCCATATGCCGCAAATCATCGCAGGAATTGGCCGTGCACATTCGGCATTCCAAAGTTTCTGATGGAATTGCAAAACCTCTGGCATTTCTGATGGGGAAAAGCCACGCGACGCCATAAATGTCTCGACAACTGAGCCTTGCGCTGGTTTGCTTTCAGTCCAAACTTCTCGGGCCCGAGCAATGCGCCACTTGATTTCACGTGCATCAAAATCAATTTTACCCATCAGGAAATATCCTGTGAAAGGGCGTGAATATATCCGCCGAGCCACGCGTATAGCTCTTTCGCCTCCTTGAGAATAATCGCCGTCTCACGATGATCACGGGTTCCATCCGCATGTGCTTCAGAAATAGACTTAATCAAATCCGCCGCTTCTGAAATAATGCGGCTTGGGCAATCAGAACCCTCCCCATCAATCCTATGTGCCCCACCCATGCCGATAAGAGCGAGAACTTCGTTTAAGAAAGTTGGCCCCACAATATCGCCCATACGCATAAGCTTGGCTGCCGGTGCCAGCCCTGTCCCGCTGATTTGTCCATAAACGGTCTGAACTTCCTGCCCCGTTAGCTCCGCAAAACATTCAACGCTCCATTTTTTATGCAAGCCAACACGTGGGCTTAAATTTCGCGCGACAACTTCTTTGATATCATCGCTTGTAACAGAGTGAAGTTTGGGCTGGTTCATTTGGGCCTCTACAATTCTATGATTAAAATGGGATCATAATTCTCTTTCTTCACATCGCGCAGAGCGTGATGATCAAAGGGTGGTCAGGGAGGCCCGTTACAATGTCTGCTTTTGATTTCAATTTTTGGGACCCCAAAGATGTCAGGGCGAAGCATTTGCCGTGTCACTTCGCCACTAAGGGCTACTTCGATATGAAGGCAGGCATCTGCTGGTATCTTTCCACGTTGAAGCCATGTGGAAATATGGGACTGCCTGTATTTTTTCGAGCATCCACAGGCTTTCGCAGCTTCACTCATCGATTCAGCGAGTGCAGTTTGCGTTTTCTTCAGCTCTATCGCTCTTATCAGTGCATTCTTCATGCACCCTAATTAACGCAATTGCGTTATCTTGTAAAGCTGCGATGTAACGCAATTTCGTTTATGACAAAACCCTAGCTTTATCATATAGTTGCACCATGAACACTATGTATGAACGCGTTGTTTTTAAAATGAACCAGCTTGGGTTGAACCCAAATCAGCTGGCTACTCGCATGGGAAAGAGGCAAAGCACGATACAATCATTCCTAGACAGAAAAGGAACGTCGTTCAGAGATTTAGCCGCACTCGCAAAAGCGCTTGAGACGACAATCGATTGGCTCTCAACTGGCGCTGAATCAAGGCCAAAAGTCGGACAAAAAATTGCAAGCCAAGGGGCAAAAATATCTTCTGCATGCCTTAATGCGCTTGTTGAAGTAAAGTTTGATAGAAAGCTATCTAAAGAATCAGAGCAAATGCTCATGGAAAAGGCCATCAAGTATTTTTGGGACGATTTTGCCGAAGATTCAGAGCCAACCACAACAGCGCAGATCAAGAAATATATGCTCAGCCTTATTGAATAAACTTTTTCATATCAAAATCGCAAAACCACTGCATGGCATCCTCAAAACGGCTGGCGGGTAACTGATTGCTCGCATCGATGTCAAAGCTCAAGCAGAATAGATCCTCTACCATGCTGTCCATGGTGCGCGCCGTATGGGCCACATAGGTGCAACAGGCTAGAATAGACGTATACTGATAACGGTTTACTAAAAGGCTAGCGCCATCACAGGCGCGGGCCGTCACGCTCAAAATTTCAGCGCCATCATCGTTCTCTGCCGCAACAATCGTCAGCTCAAAAGCTTGTTTCATCAATTCCCCCATAATTTTCCGCTTAAAATGACAGACAAATAACCTTCTCAGCATAGTAATCTTATAACGTGAAAACAATCTTGTTTTAATGTTTTGGGCTATTGTAAGTTACGTTTTGAGATATTGCAAAAGACCATAGATTGAAGGAAATGATAAACCATTTAACCATATACAGGCCAGATCACTGCCATTTTTAGGTAGAAATTACCGCTTCTATCGGTAGAACCCGTCTTATTCTTCATTTTTTATTTTTGCTTTCACGCCTATTATCGGTATCCTAAAAGCGAAAAAATAAGTTGGGGTCAAGATGAGTGCATCACCGAGCGGAAAACAGATTCAAGCGGCGCGCGCGTTGGCCGGATGGGAACGCACAGATTTGGCGCGGGTTACCGGGTTAAACCCGGCAACCCTCCGCTACATCGAAACAGAGAAAAATTCGCCCAAGAAAGAAACGCTCATCAAGATCATATCTGCCTTCCGAAACATCGGGATCGAGTTCATTGACAATGATGGCGTGCGCCGCCTGCCAATTGGGATGGAAGTTTTTGAGGGACGCGATAGATTTCAAGAGTTTCTTAATTTCGTTTATTTCTATCTTGAAAGTTTTGGTGGTGAAGTCATTGTCTCTCTTGTCGATGAGGGGGCTTTCCAACGTTCGATTAAAAACATCGAAGGCTATCGCTCAAAAATGCTTGCATTTGTCGGCTCTGGCAAAGTCACTGGCCGCATTCTTGCCGCTGAAGGAAATTTCAGCCAAACATGGGCCGTGATCCGGCGACAAACCAAACAACACAACATGCCGCAGGTTTCATTCTTTGCTTTCGGCGATAACTTGGCGCTTATCTCATTCGATCACAAAACGCCGCCATACGTCGTTCTGCACAAATCAGGCCCCTTTGCCATCGCGTATAAAAACGCATTCGATGCAGCGTGGGAAAAAGCTGAGGTTGTTTAATGAAACCTTTCACCTATCGCATTTTGACAGCAAACGACGCAGAGGCTTACCGTAAAATAAGAACGGAAGCTTTGACGGGCGACGATCGCCGCTTTTTCACAACAGATCCGCAGAAAGAGCTTTCACGCACGCATGAGGAATGGCGTACCGCTTGTTCCGAAACATGCACACATGCAACAATTGGTGCGTTCACAGAAAATAATATCGCAGGAACGGTCACGGTTAAGAAAATAGAAGAAAAAACGGCAAAATATATCGCCGGCTACGTTTGCCCAGCCTATCGTCACTCAGCCATTGTGCAAACTATTTTTTCGATGCTTGATCTTTGGGCGGCGGAACACGGCTGCGATAAGGCGATCTTGACAATCCGCGCCGACCACAACAGATGGCTTGAGGCGCAGTGCAAATATGGAGCCGTTGTGTCCGGTCAAACAAAAGCGATTTTTGCAGATGGGATCGAAGCGCCTATTGTCATTTTGGAAAGACCGCTTATGGCGGCCATGTCCTGTGCCTCTTGCCGCGCTGGATAAGGGTTATTCCTCTACGCCCTTCAATGTCTCAGTGAGATTTATGCGAAAGATTTGCTTCGTCTGACCTTCCGGAGTCCACGGCGAAACGATCAAGGAAAAATCGTCACGCTCACCATTTTTCATCCCGTATGAAGTAACGCGGATCATACAACCACTGAGATGCTCAAACTTCGCCTCAGCCATATCAGACATCACAAAATTGCTGTTCCCGTCCTTAGCGAAGGAAGAAACAACTTCGTAAGCTTGCTTGTTATCTGAGCATAAATCGGCCTTCGAACCGTTTTGCGAGGCTAGGTATGAAAAAAAGACCCATGACACAAAGAAAATGGAAAGCACATCAATGATTGTTTTCTGAACGCCATAAGGCTTCTTCGCTCCGCAATGTGGGCAGCTTTTAGCGTCCGTGCTGAATTCCTTTTGGCAATCCTTGCATGTGATAAGCGCCATACCCCCTCCTAACCTATAACCAACCCAAAACGATTCACATAAATCATTTTTCTAATGATTGCTTTTCTGTTTTCAAAACGCTGCGACAATAAGGGCAGATCGAGGCTTCTGCATTGACTCTCTTGCAACAATGGGGACATTTTGAAAGATCAACCGATGCGCAAATAACAATTAGCAGGCCTAGAGGCCCAAAGAGCAAGCACATCATAAAAGACCAAAACGTTGTATCCTTGTACCAACCGATCAAAGTTCCGATGCATAAAACGATATACCAAGAGATAAACACTTCGATCATTGTTTCCTCCATTTGTTCAATTTTCAAAAAGAACCTTAGCCACCTATTTTGTTGCCGGATAGGCACAAGTTCTTTTTTTACCAAAATAGACAAAAACATTAATAATACAATGTGGTTAGGATTATATAAAAAAAATAACGCATTTTCGTTTGACTAGCTAACGCATTTGCGTTATTCACTGAACTCTCAGACGGAGGGTTCATGAAAAATCACCAACCACACAACTTTAACAACAACGGCGAGAGCCCCCTCCCTTTCGCCGCAATTCCTTTCGTGGTTATGGCAGCCCTTGGCCTAGCACACCTTAGCGTCTGGTCAATCGAGTATATCGGCAAGCTTTCATACCTCATGAACCACTGATTGAAGGATTGCGTCATGATGCCATCACACAACATTGAAGACCGCGCCGGGCCATCCGGCCCAGCCACACCGCACCGTCTCCTTTCCGAAAAAGAGCGGTGGGACATCGTTTCGCGCATGACCGACATTCTTGTGGCCGAGCTACGCAGTAGGCGACCGGCCACGCAGGACATCTTGAACAAAGCCGGATTCCCGCAATGGCAAATCGACAAGTTTTTCACCATCGCTCTTGGCTACGCCCAGATCGAGCAGAACGATGCAGATAGATGAGGATTCCCATGACACACGTCGCCGCTTATAATCTCGCTACACAATACGATCACGCCGAGCAGGCCGCGCAAACTATTCGCCATGGCCGGAGCTTAGCCGAGCGCCTTGCCGATGCTGATGCCTCTTGGCTCAACTATGTTGACATGCGCAAAGGCTATGCCGCCTCTGGTCGAGAGCCAAGCCTGCGGCTTTGTGTGGCGCATATCAGCGTCTTTTTCCTTTCCCTCATCAAATCTGCCGACCTGCGCCTACGCGCCGTCGATCATTTCAATCTTTCGCTCACCACGACCATTGTGGCCGGCAAGGCGTGGCAAAGCTTCATCACGACGGCACGTTCTTCGGGCCCTCGCCTATCGCCAGCCTGTGGGGCACTGCTCCGGCTTGAGCTGGCCGCCTTTTTGGAAAGCTTCATCAAAGGCGAAGACGTCCGCGCGCGCATTCTCGATGACTTCGTCGTCCAAATGAATGACGAACGCCCACCCGAGCAAGGCAAACTGATCTGAAAGGATAACGATATGGAAAACGTCACGCCGTTTCGGCCCAAGCCCTTCGATGCCCCAAAGAAAAACGTCATGCTTATGTGCGATGTGATGCGCGCCAAGATTGTTGAGCCCAAGCGCGACCTCAACGCGGCGCTGGCCGCTGTGGAACGGATCAATCGGTACAATGAACCGGCCCAAATCTCGAACGCGTCCTATACGCTCAACGCCTGCGGCATGCTGATCGCCGCGCTGACGCAAATTAATCAGGTCGCCGTGACCTTAGCCTTGATCAATGAAAACGATCTTGCCGCCGACATCGATTGTTTTCAGCAATGCGGTCGGGTTATCGCCGACCAAATCATGCAATCGCTTTCCGTGCAACAGCCCGCGCCGCCAGATCCGCCGCGTGCCGCATGAAACGCCGCGTTTTCCACGTCATTCGCCAACACTGGCGCTGGATAAAAACCCTATGGAACCTTAACTAACCGACGCCAACTTCTAACCACGAAAGATTCTGACATGATGAACCAATCGATTATGTTCGAACCGCTGTCTCGCCTGCACTTCGGCAATGACTATCCGGGCGCAAATATAAATTGCCGCACAATAAAATCAGATGAAGAGCTTGCGCAGCTTGCCGCATCGATCAAAGAAGAAGGCCTTATTCAGTCTCTCTTTGCAATTCCTGATCCCACTGATGGGACGCGTCTTTATATTGTCGCTGGCAACCGGCGCTTGGCCGCCCTTCACCTCCTCCTCGCAAATAAAGCCGTGACAGAAGATTATCCTGTTCCGGTCATTATCTGCGATGGGCTAAGCCCAACTGAGGCCCTGCGCCTTTCATTAACAGAAAACACAGACCACCTTCCCCTTCATCCTGTTGATCGGTTTGATGCGTTTGCCGCCGTTTTCTCCGATGGCGCAAGCCCGGCAGAAATCGCCGCGCGCTATGCGGTGGATGAACGTACGGTCAAACAAGCGCTCGCGCTTGGAAAGCTTGCGCCAGAGATCAGACAGGCATGGCGTGAGGACAAGATTGATGCGGATGAAGCGCAAGCTTTCACGCTTGTCACCGATCATGTTGAGCAGGAAAAACTTTTTAAAAGGCTCAAGAAATCAGGCCACCTTCAAGATTGGAATATCAAACGCGCGATCGTCGGCGAGCAGCATAACGTTAATGCTAGCCTGTTGTTTGTTGGAACCGATGCCTACAAAGAAGCAGGCGGCACGATCATCACGGATTTGTTTAACGATACTCTTTTCGTTGCTGACCTTGCTCTTCTTGAGAAAATGACGGCGGAGAAGATCAAAGAAAAATGCGACGAGCTTGTCGCAAATGGATGGGGCTGGGCCGAAAATGAAACAAATGTCCCGCAAGGCGCAAAATGGCAGTGGGCCCGCATTAAGCAACCCAAAAAGAACGCAGCCATGGCTGATAAAGAAAGGTCTGGATGCATCGTCGGGATCGACAGCAACGGTATGTTTAAGATCGAATATGGCGTTCTGAAACCAAGCGGTAAAAAGCAAAAAGAGGCGACAAAAAAGAAAGCTGACGAAAACGAAAAAGCAAGCAGCCTTTCGATGTCCCTTAACGCCGATCTTTCTGAAACGCTGACCCTCGCGGCCGCAGAAGCCGTCCGGGCCGATAGTAAGCTCGCGCTGGCCGTGCTTGTGTCAGCCTTCCTGAAAATCAACAGCGCGGCGCACGCCCACGTGCACGGCATGATGACGTTGGACGCTGATGGGCAGGAACAGTCGCTCGATGATATTCTAAAACTCTCATCGGCTGACGTGACGCGCATCCTCACGGAAGTTGCGGCTTGCACAATCGACATGCGCACACAAGGGCATAAAGGTGTTTTAGAATCTTCTGACAATATTGCGCTCTGCAAAGCGCTTCCTCAATCAGTCTTTCAAAAAGAGCTTGTCCAAAACTTCGATGCAGGATCTTTCCTTTTGCGCGCGCCAAAGAACGTGTTGATCAGCGCCGCCGCCGATCTTTTCGATAAGAAAGCGGCAGAAGCGCTTGCCCAAAAACCAAATAAGGAAATAGCTGAGAAACTTAAAGCCATCATTCAAAAGAAAGGGTGGCTCCCTGTCGAGCTTCGAACAGACGGATACAAAGGGCCAAAGCTCTAAAGGATAGGCAGCTATGACGACGGTAGAACTCATAATGCTCATCATGATCACGCAAGTATTTTGCTTGTTTGTTGGGTTTAAAATTGGGCGGCATTGGGAGGCGATTAATAACGTCATTCTCCACGCCGGTGCGCATTGCGATTTTTGCGGCAAATCATGGGTTGCGCCAAAGGCAGGCGAAAGACCACAAACGCTCATCTTCACAAACAATGGTGCAAAGATTTGCGAGCACTGCCTCCGCCTTGCTGCCGCGCAATGGTCTGTTGAGAAAAGAAAGGATCCAAAATGAGAGTATATTCCTCACGCGTCAAAGAAGCACGCGCACATCGCGAAGCGATGAAAAAGCCAACCATGCGCCGCGCCATCACACTCGACCTTGATGTCGTCGGCTATATCGACGATATCGCCGCACATAACGGATCAAACTTCTCAGTTGTCGCCGCATCAATGCTCACAGCCATCATGAATGATGACAGGCAAGTTGAGGCCGGACGAATGGTGACCAATAATGGCTGAAGCTTTTCCCCTTTGCTGGCCGCATGGCTGGCCGCGCACGCCAGGCGCGCAACGCTCCTATAATTATAAGCTCAAACGCGCAACAATCGAAAGTTCACGCGAGAATCTTTATGAACAGCTGCGTCTGCTCGGCGCAAAAACCATCGTTCTTTCGACAAACATTCCCCTTCGAAACGATGGCGAGTTTTATGCCACGAAAAAGACCGTCGATGGTGATGTCGGCATTGCCGTATATTTCATGCTGCGTGGCAAACAAATGGCCATGGCGCGTGATTGCTATGACAATATCGCGCAAAATCTGCGCTCTCTTTCACTTGCCATTGAACATTTACGCGGCCTTGATCGTCATGGCGGCGCACAAATGATCGAACGCGCCTTTGCCGGATTTACAGCATTGCCTGCACCTGAAAACGCAACGAATGAGAAACCAATCGATTGGCGCGTTGAGCTTGGGCCATTTCCAGATAGTTGTGAGAAAAGCGACCTTCTCGCCCTAGCTGAGCATCGCTATCGCCAGAAAGCCAAAGGAGCGCACAGCGACGCGGGCGGAAGCGACGCCGCCATGATCCGCCTCAACCTCGCAATCGCCTTAGCAAGAAAGGAGCTCGGCGCATGAAACATATGACGGAAGAAGAGTTGATCATGTCTGAACCAGTTTACACAACCCTCAACGCCATACGCGAAAATCACCCATGCGAGGGAGGTTGGAAAAATCTTCTTTCCTATCTTGGGAAAAATAAGGCCGACGATGAACCGCTTGCGCTTGTTGAAATACTGAAAAGTAATGGCATCGAAGATGCCATATGGTGCCTTCGCGCCTTGCCGGAGGAATACGAAAAAAAGGTTCGTTTATTTAACTGCGACGTGGCGGAACACGTCTTGCCTATTTTCCTCGCAAAACACAGCGGCGACACAAGACCAGCAAAAGCAATAAGCGCCAGCCGCACATTTGCAAACGGTCAAAACACACGAAAAGAGTTGGCTGCTGCGGGGGATGCGGTGGATGCTGCGTGGGATGCGGGGGATGCTGCGTGGGCTGCGTGGGCTGCGCGGGATGCTGCGTGGGCTGCGGGGGCTGCTGCGGGGGAAGCGCGGGATGCTGCGCTGGCTGCTGTGTGGGCTGCTGCGAGTGCTGCGTGGGCTGCGGGGGCTGCTGCGGGGGAAGCGCGGGATGCTGCGTGGGCTGCGCGGGATGCTGCGGGGGAAGCGCGGGATGCGGGGGCTGCTGCGTGGGAAGCTGAAAAGAAGTGGCAATCAGATCTATTTATTTCCTACTTTGGAAAATCGACAGATAACTCAAAATAAGGAGCTCGGCATGAAACATATGACCGAAGAAGAGGCAAAAACAAAATGGTGTCCGTTTGCAAATGAAAGCGGTGGAGAACAGGCTTTTGGAGAAACAACAAAGGTTGCCCTATCAACGGCATGCATCGGGTCATTATGCATGGCGTGGATAACAACTCCAAGGCCAGCAATAGAATACGATGTTTCTATATCAGCGAAGGAGGCAGCGGAGAAGGGATGGGTTAAAGGGAATCCTCCTCCAAAAAGCGAATTCTTAGATATGAGTAAGCCGGAAAACTTTGAAACCAATGGGCCAGCACGGCTTCACGAAAGCGGGGCGTGGTATCTTCCGGTTAAAGAAACACATCCACCAAAACGTGGCTACTGTGGCCTAGTGGGGAAGGCATGCCAAAACTAAGCGGCAATAATCCTTTGAGCGTGATCGCTCGACTTTCGTCAGAGATTGCCTATGTACGCGCACGTCTGTGCATCCGCAATGCGCCGGACAATGTGCGCAGCGAGCTCACCAACGCCGCAGATTGCGTCGAAAACGCCCTCAAGCTCGCACAGGATGGGGAAATCAAACGCATTATGTCACTGACGGATGAAGGCGTTCGCAGAGAGTTATTATTGGAAGGCCTCGACCCACAAGAAGAGGCGAAGAAAGTGCGCAAGATAATCGACAAGGCCATAAAGAGCTGCGCGAAAGAAATAAAAGCAAAGGCCAGCGGCCCACCACCACACATCGTTATAGGCGACATGATCAAATGAACACCCCCTTCCCACTCACACCATCGCCGAAAGCTGTGCCAAGGGCGGACTACGTGCCGGATCCGAACCAGTTTCATCCGACGCCACTTGAATGCACGGTCGCATTTTACGAAGCCGAGCGTTCGTTTATGCCAAAGAAATTGTGGGAGCCAGCCTGCGGCGATGGCGCGATAGCATCCTATCTTGTCGATCATGGTCATAAGGTTTTGGCGACCGATCTTGTTGATCGTGGCTATGGGCGCGGCGGCATAGATTTTCTGATGGAATATAAGGGGCCGAAAGCTATCATAACAAATCCCCCCTTCAAACTTGCCGAAGCGTTTGTAAAGCACGCCCTGTTCGACATCGATGTCGATTATCTAGCGATCTTCCTGCCCGCAATCTGGCCGCACACAGACAAACGCCGTTCGATCTATGCGCGTCGGCCGCCGGCGCGCGAATATAAGCTCGGCTGGCGGCCCGATATGTTTGGAATCGGGACGCCGGATCAGCGGTGTTGTTACACGTGGACGGTTTGGGATAGACACGCGCAATCCCAAGAAATATCCATTTTGCGGAGGCCCATTCAACATGCCTGAGAATGTGAACTTTGAGAAAACAACAGATTTCTCTAGCAAAAGTTACCTTGATTTCGATAAAAGCGATGTGTCAGCGTTAGGCCACGCCGTCCTTCAACTTCCTGATCTAGCAACCCCGGCGGAAGTGGCTGCGCTTTTACGTTGCACGCCAAGATTTGTACAAGAGGAATGTAAGCGCGGACGTCTTGGTCACCTCGTTATAGCCTCGCGCTATACGATAACGCCTGATCATGTACGCGATTATTTATTGCAAAGAGAAAAAACATGGCAAAGAAAAATCGTGGACTTACCCTTGAATGGCGCGCGGAACGTCAAGTTTGGGAAATCGTTTGGTTTGAATCAGGAAAAAGAAAGCGCAAAAGCACGGGCGCAAGCGATCGCCACATTGCTGAAAAAAAGCTCTTCGCCTTCATGCAGGAAGAAAAAGATGGGCAGAGATCAACAGGGCCGGCTGATCCATCTGAGCGAACGATAGACGACATACTTGCTTGCTACGGGAGCGAGCATGCGCGGCACATTAAAAGCGCGAGCATAGCCGGATATAACATTGAAAGTCTTCTCGACTTTTGGTCTGGAAAATCTGCGGCTGAGGTCACACACGATTCGTGCACCGGCTATATTTCATTCCGCCAAGCATCAAAGAAATATATCAAAAAAAAGACGCCGCTTAATAAAGCAACCATCGCCCGCGAGCTTGGCGTTTTGCAAGCTGCAATCAACCACGACTTTAAGATGGGACGGTTGATAAGACAGATCCACGTTTGGAAGCCGACACAAAATAGGCCAAAGGATCGCTGGCTCACGCGAAATGAGGCCGCCCTGCTCCTGCGAACAGCTCACGCACCTTACAGATTCGATAAACAAACAGGAAAAATAGTTGAGAACCGAGCACGCAGGTGGCTTCCCCTTTTCATTCTGCTTGGCCTTTATACAGCTGCCCGCAAGGAGGCTATTTTAACGTTGCGCTGGACGCAGGTGAATCTTGAAGAAGGAATTATAGATTTTAACGAGCCGGGCCGCGAACGAACGAAAAAGAGGCGGGCTGTCATAGCGATACCGCACAGGCTCATGACATTTCTGCGTTATGCGCGAGCGAGGGGTTCACAAACTGGCTATGTAATGGCATTCAATGGCCGGCCAGTAGGCGAGATCAAAAAGAGTTTCAAACGTATTGCAGATTCTGCGGGGCTTAGCGATGTCACTCCGCACACGCTACGGCACACGGCGGCCTCTTGGATGGCTCAGGCTTGCGTCTCATTTCCAGAAATTGCCAGCTATCTAGGACATAGCAATAGCCGGACAACGGAGCGTGTTTATGCTCATCATAACCCAAATTATCTGAAAGCCGCAGCGGCGGCGCTTGATTCGAGCATCAAAGTTAGGGGAAACCGTGGAATAACTGCCCCAATGACTGCCCCAACGTCTGATTTTCTCTCCTCCAAAATTCCCCTAAGTCCTTGGGAAATAATGGTGGGCGCGACAGGGTTTGAACCTGTGACCCCTACCATGTCAAGGTAGTGCTCTCCCG